TCGAATGGTCGCAAGATTATATGGCTAAATTTATCGAAGAGTTTGAAAACTCTAAAAGAAAAAAAGCTAAAAAGTGAAGAAAGCAAATACTACTCAGATAGAGCGCCGCCGATCATCTCTGCCATACGCTGATTCCACTCTTGGCCCAATGATAGAAATTCCAGACATTGGAAATTTCAAAAAAGATAAAGGCAATAGAGCAAAGCAACATTTTACGTCTCGCGCCATTGAACTTCAAAGAATGTATGATGAACTCGTTGATGAAATTCAGATTAATAAATTACTTTTTGAAGTAGAGTATAAATTCATTCCGGTCGTTGGTAAAACGTATTTTTTATATCACAGGGGTTATGAAGATACTATGTTTCTATCAATAATTCCACCAAATGAATGGGATTTTGAATTTATTGGTGCTTTTAGATTTTGTTCTAATGATATATGGGAAAAGGTTGATATATGCGTATAGCCTTAATCACAGACACCCATTTCGGGTGCAGAAATGACAATCTTTCTTTCATTGAATATTTTCGTAAATTCTATGGCGAAATATTTTTTCCTTATTTAAAAAATCATAACATAGATACTATCATTCACCTAGGAGATATCGTTGACAGACGTAAATTTATTAATTTTAACAGTTTGAAAGCGATGCATGATATTTTTATTCAACCTATTATTGACAATGATATTACTCTTCATGCGATTATTGGAAATCACGATACGTACTACAAAAACACCAATGAAATAAACTCCATGCAACAACTATATGGTACCATAGGCTACGAAAAAATAAAATGGTACGGTAATAGTCCAGAAGTAATTAATATAGATGGTTGTGAAATCATGCTTCTTCCTTGGATATGTTCTGGTAATTATGAAAGATTTATGTCAGAAGTAGAAAAAACAAAGGCACAAATACTTTTTGGACATCTAGAACTTAAAGGATTTGAAATGCATAAAGGATCTATCAACTATGATGGTTTCGATCCCAATGTATTCAACAAATTTGATATTGTTTGTAGTGGTCATTTCCATCATAAGAGTACAAGTGGAAATATTAATTATCTTGGGTCACCATACGAAATGACTTGGGCTGATTATAATGATCCTAGGGGTTTTCACATCTTCGATACCGAAACCAGAGAACTTGTGTTTGTTCGAAATCCATTAAGGATGTTTCACAAAGTTGTATATGATGATTCAAATACAACGCTTGATGAAATTGTAAACAAACACTTCGACAAATTCAATGGATGTTATGTTAAGGTTATTATCAGAGAAAAAAACAATCCTTACTGGTTTGATCTGTTTATGGAAAAAATTGAAAAATCAAACCCTGTACATGTTCAAGTTGTTGAAGATCATCTTAATCTAGATTTAGAAAATGATGACACCATTGTTAGTGAAGCAGAAGACACTATAACTATATTAAACAAATATATTGAAGGCCTTGATATAAATGTTGATAAACAAAACCTAGAAAAAATAATTAAGGAATTATATTCTGAAGCATTAAGTGTTGGATAATTTTATATGATAAATTTTTCTGTGATTCGATATAAGAATTTTCTTTCTTCGGGTAATTCTTTTACCGAGATAATTTTAAATCGTTCAAAATCTACTTTAATTGTTGGTGAAAATGGTGCCGGTAAATCGACCATTTTAGATGCGCTTTCTTTCGCTCTTTATGGAAAGCCATTTCGTAGAATCAACAAACCACAACTTCTAAATTCAATAAATCAAAAAAATCTAGAAGTTGAAGTAGAATTTAAAATTGGCAAAAACGAATACAAAATTATTCGTGGTATGAAACCCAATAAGTTTGTTATATTGAAAAATAATAAAGAGATTGATCAAGATGCATCAGTTAGAGACTATCAAGATTTTTTAGAAAAAAATATACTTAAATTAAACCATAAATCTTTTAGTCAAATTGTTGTTCTTGGTTCGAGTACGTTTGTTCCTTTTATGCAATTGCCGGCGCAACACCGAAGGGAAGTCATTGAAGACTTGTTAGACATTCAGATTTTTTCTACAATGAATACTCTGTTAAAGGAAAAACAAAGTATTAATAAAACCGATTTACTGGATGTTGATTATAAAATTCAGTTGACCGAAGAAAAAATTGAAATGCAATGGAATCATATTAAAGAACTTCAAAAAAATAACGAAAAGATCATTAATGAATATTCAACGAAGATTTCAAATTCTCAGATACAAAGAAGGAAGCTTCAAGAACAAAACATCAAACTACAGGAAGAAATAGAATCGTGGTCCCAAGATGTTCTAGAATTAGATGCTTTGACTTCTAAAAAATCAAAAATGCAAGAGTTGGAATATAAAATAAATCATAAAATCTCTAATTTGAAAAAAGACATTGATTTTTATCAAGATCATAATAATTGTCCTACTTGTAAACAGGATATTGATGAAAACTTCAAAGATCACGTGTTAAGCAATAAAGAGTCTCACGTTAACCAAGCTTCTTTAGGCATTGAAAAACTGAAAAAAGAATTTGACTTAGTAAATAAGAAATTGATAAAAATCAAAAAAATACAAGAAAAAATATCTGAACTTCAAAGTTTATTAAACAATAACAATTCTGATATTAATGCTCTTGACAAAGTAATAGAGAGCATAGAAGAAGACATGAAGAAATTATCTTCACAAAAAATCAATAACGAAAATGCAGAAAAGGAACATGCAAATTTAGAAAAACAGCTAGTAAAATTTCATTCATCGAAAGAGTCGTTAACAAAATACAGAACGATTTTAGAAGCCGCTTCAATTATATTGAAGGACAGCGGAATCAAAACACGTATTATTAAACAGTATATACCGGTGATGAATAAACTCATCAATAAGTATCTAGCGGCTATGGACTTTTTTGTGCAATTTGAACTTGATGAAAATTTCAATGAAACAATAAGATCAAGATTTCGTGACGATTTTTCGTATGCGTCTTTTTCTGAAGGAGAAAAAATGAGAATTGATTTGTCTCTTTTATTTACTTGGAGAGCAATTGCAAAACTCAGAAACAGCGTCAGTACTAATCTTTTGTTGATGGACGAAGTTTTTGATTCTAGTTTGGATTCTAATGGTACAGAAGAGTTTTTAAAAATTCTAAATGACTTGACTTCGGACGCAAACATCTTTATAATTAGTCATAAATCTGATCAACTGTATGATAAATTTCATAGCGTAATTAGATTTGAAAAACACAAAAACTTTTCACGGATTGCAAAATGATTTTAAAATTAGTAAAAGACACGGATCCTATTCTTTCGCAGAAATGTGAAGCTTTCAACTTTGACGATCCTCAGGTTGATCCAGAAGAACTTTTTAAAAATCTAAAAGACACAATGATGCATTATCGCGGGTTGGGTCTTTCCGCTTGTCAAGTAGGAATTCCTTTGCGTGTTTTTGTAATGGGTAATTATGCAGATGAAAACAATATCGTACCGGTTTTTAATCCTCGAATAACGTCTTTTCTTGATGAAAGAAAAATATCAATCGAAGAAGGTTGTTTGTCTTTTCCCGGACTCTACATTAAAATACTTAGACCTCATGCTGTTCGCGTGAGGTACGCAAATCAAGAAGGGAAAATGGATTCTTTTAAATTTGATGGTTTAACAGCCAGAGTATTTCAACATGAATATGATCATTTAGACGGTATTGTATATACTTCAAAATCGCATCGAATTAATCTTGAACGCGCCAAAAAGAAACAGAAAAAAATGAACAGATTGAAAAAGAAAAGTAAAGAATCGGTGAAGTATGCATTATAAATTTAGTGAAGATAAAGCTTTAGAAAAACTTAAAGATTATATCGATTCAACATACGAATCACACTATTCAAAAAATAATTTCCAAGCTACTGAATTCATAGTTGACTGTGGCCACGGAGAAGGTTTTTGTATAGGAAATATTCTCAAATACGCTCAAAGATATGGTAAGAAAGGAACACCAAAAGATTGGGAAAAAGATTTACTAAAGGTGTTACATTATAGTATAATTGCTCTTCACGTACATGAAAATAGGAAAAATGATAATGGGTGATAATCAAATTGAAATCTCAATAACAAGAGAAGAACTGCAAAAGAAAAGTATTTTTGTTGCTACGCCTATGTACGGTGGCCAGTGCGCCGGTATATACACAAAATCAAGTACAGACTTAGCTTCACTGGCAGCTTCCTATGGCGTTCCTTTAGCATTTTATTATTTGTTTAATGAATCTCTTATCACAAGAGCAAGAAATTATCTTGTAGATGAATTCCTTCGATCTGATTGTACACATCTCATGTTTATAGATGCAGACATTGGATTTGATCCGCAAGATGTTATCGCACTTTCTGTTCTTGCGGATGAAGAAAAGGACATGGAAATTGTTTGTGGTCCTTACCCTAAAAAATCAATTTCGTGGGAAAAAATTAAGAGAGCAGTTGATCAGGGGTTTGCAGACGAAAACCCACAAACCCTTGAGAGATATGTCGGAGATTATGTTTTTAATCCGGTATCTGGTTCTGGACATATTGCAATCAACAAACCAGTTGAAGTACTCGAAGGAGGAACGGGATTTATGTGCGTGACACGTTCTGCTTTCGAAAAATACGCAGCAGCA